CAGCGTCTGGATACATGTTTCTCAAGGCGTAGTAGTAAAAAAGCAACTGGGTATCTTTTTGAAGCTTCTCATATGTCTTTTCTTCTCCGGTAGCCCAATTAATTCTTTTTCCCGTTTTATAATCCAATATTTCATAGTAGTTGTTGCCGTTATCTATGATTACATCAACTGTTCCCTTAATAGATAAGTTTCCTTCTATTACCTGATCGCCAATTAGGTACTTATATTTAGCCCAAGGTTTATCTATTTCAATATCGAAAAATAACTCAGTAGACTGTATATTTTGGTTGCGTGGGTCAAACATCCCATCTTTATAGGCAACGGCTTTTTCCGCCCACTTTAAGCAGGTTCTCCTGTCTGCTTCAGTTATATTTACTTCTGGAAAATTTGAACTGTAGTAATCAAAAGCTATGTCATTTATTAGCTTAAGATCGTCGCATTCCTCAAGAGATAGTTGCTTTCCCGTCTCTTCGTCGTTTACAAAATCTACCCCGTCCCTTATGGCAACCTTCTTGTCTCCAAGGGTCTGCATGACTTTATGAGTAATAGTACCCATCGAGGCTTTTTTGTTTGTTTTATCTTTTAAAGATAGGTTATATTGCAGGAAGTATTTTTGCTCACAGAACTCTAACGTTCCCAAGCTACTACTGCGATGGTAACAAATTATCATCCAATGGGTTTATTTCCGATATGGGCAGATTATACATATCTACATGAGTGACGAATCCATTCCTAAGATCAACATCTCCAGCTTCCCAAATCTTTGCTCTTGCAAAGTAATCATCAGGCTCTGCTTGCCCAACTATCCAAACATTTTTAATGCCACGATAAATACGCTTGCCGTTTTTCGTGGACATATTTTCAAATTCAATACTTACAAAAATATACAGGTCTGTTTTTTGGTGAGCGCTTGTTTTTGCAACAGAAACATCATAATAATCTAAGGGGGGAACTGTTCTTCTCTTTGTCTTAACTTCTATTCTGCGACCATCTTCTGTCCAGATGTCATAGTTGTATTTCTCATCGCCCTTGTTGCAGCTAACAATTTTAGCTCCGATATAGGACGCCACAACCTCTTCACCCAAATAGCCCGCTACGTTTCCACCGCCACTTAGTATCGAATTGTTTATGCTGCCTAGATTTTTGGCTTTTGCTTGAGCGCGACTTACCATGCCGTCATCCCAAGGTATGCTTATTATCCTTTTGTCATTAACCATTCCCACTCCCTAAGAATATCCAACAAAGCCTTGTTTGTTTCATCAATATTAAGCTCTGCATTATTTATAATACAATCAAAATCTTCATATTCATCTAAGGCTGTTTCGCTGGCGTGTTGATCTTCATGTGGGCATCGGGTAAATCTAATTATCTTGCCGCCAACTTTTTTTATAGCTTCGACCTCGTTGGGAAATCTGACATCAGGAATGATTGCTAAGTCAGTTCCGCTATCTTTTATTCTTCTTATACAGTTAGTCGTCCAAATATCTGATCTTATTTTTCTACAGATGTCAGTTCCAAAACACTGCAAGAATTCTCTGGCCGTCATAAAACCCTTTGAGGGGGAAGTCCCACCCGTGGGGACATCTTCCCACTTAATATTTATGGGTGTGTTCTTTTCTTCATCTGTTCCATAGCACTGTTCTTCAGTCAAGCCAAACAATTGTATAGCTGCCATCTTTAGTGGGTCAGCAAAACTAAAAGTTTGAACGAAAGGCCAAATATTTATAATCGCCCAATGTACAAACTCATCGTCTTTTCTTTCTACGTCTAGAAAAGCTACGGTGTCTTGTTCTTTTCCGTTTTCATCAATAGTTATGGCGTTGACAAAGATGTCCCCATTGTCGTCCATTAGAAATTTTTCTACCACGTTGTTCAAACGAAGCTGGTAGCCGTGAAGAAACTTCATGGCTGTGCTTTTTCCGCTTTGCTTGGCTCCAGATATTCCTAGTATTTTAGTCATTATATGTATTCCTTAAGCTGTGGTTTTAGCTTTGTTGTTATTTCTTTTATCGTCATATCCCCAACATCCTTTTTGTTTATTGATGGCTCAATAACATTAAAAAGCCTTTCGCATTTTTCTTTCACGGATATTCTAGCTTTTGTTCCAGCTTCATCGTTGTCCATAAGACTTATTATATTTAAAGCTCCGCAAGTTTCTACTATCCTACATTGAGCATCGCTAAGACTTGAACCAAAGATGCCAACAGCGTTTTTTATTCCAGCCTCCCAGAGTCTCCATACGTCTCCTTGACCCTCAACCAATATTACTGCCTGTGTTTCTCTTATACCCTCTTTTGCTAACCAATAGCCATACAAATGTGAACCAGAATTAAAATGTTTTGAATTTATCCATTTGTTGCCATTGAAATTTTCATTCATAACTCGACCTACACACCCCACCATATGCTTAAAGCTTTCGTCATAAACAGGAGCAACAGCCCTGCCATACATTGGTTTTCCTTTTTCCCAACAAGCGCCCACGTCAAAAATATCTAAAACATTTTCACTATACCCTCTGTCTAAATAATACCTTACCGGTCTGACCAAAGAATTTCTTACCTTTTCTCTTGGTATTTTTAAACTGGTCTTTTTCTTTGCGGGTGAGTTAAATCTAACATCGTGGCTTTTAGAGTAAATATCCTTCTTGTCTGATTTGACAAACTTCAAAGCAAATCTTATAGACTCATTAAATGAAGCCTTTTTGTCACGCCTTGTTGACAAAATAGCTCTTATTAAACCAATTGGGCTATGAAGCCATTCTTTTTCGCATCCGCGAGTCCAACATCTCCAACAGCCAAAGTAATCGCCCTCTTCTAAGTCCACCGTAAAGGCGTGTGGATTATCTGCACCGTCATGTATAGGGCAAACACTCATAAGCAAACTATCTTGATCTTCAAAGGGAATATCAAAATAAACGAGCAACTCTCGCATTTGATACGCAACCATATTAGATAATTGCGCAATGTATTGCTGATCCATTAAAACGGCTTTTCTTCGTTGTCGTGTGAAGCGTCAAAATTAAAAGACTCTTGTTTTTTGATCGTGTTGTCAAACCCATCTTTTTGTTGACTGTTGGAGTTCAGAAGCTCGCTTTTGGTTTGACCTTCCGTAATGGTGGCAATTTCGCCACGCATGAGCATATTGATGTAATCGTAATCATCGTTCAACCCAGCGCCGTGCCTCGCTACCACAGGCACAAGCTTTCTGTTTCCGCTAGCCCCATTGTCTTCCGCCATCTCTTCATCGGATTTTGTTTTGAATATCGAAAAACTACTACAGAGCCAAATGAGACGGTCGGAGCCGCTTACTACATCCGTAGACTCTTTTGTGATTCCATCTCTATTAAGCTGGACAAAACTTAAACATGGGACATCGTGTTGCACAGCAAAATTATGAAGTTGGGTTATTTGGAACCCCAAGACCTGAAACTCTTTCATGCTGTCGTTGATCTGATCAGAATGCATTAATTTCAGATAATCATAAACTATCATGCAGTCGTTCGTCCTGCCGTTTTCATCAAACCCAACTCTTTTAACAATCCACCGCCTAATAATAGATAGGGTTTCTTCAAACGGTTTGCCAGCTATCGTTATGTAATCGAGAGGAATATTTTTAAATTTCGCAGCAGCTTGGCTTATTTTTTCTTTGCCCCCGTCGGTATCTGCAAACTTCCCAGTTGATACATCGTTGATAGACACGCCACTAAATCTAGCAAGCAGTCGATTAATATGGTCTTCCTTAGACATTTCTGTATCAAGAATCAAGACTGGTATATTTAAATTCCCTGAGATATGCAGACCAATGTTGTCCGCAAGCATGCTTTTCCCAGTTTTTGGTCTAGCTGCAATTAAATCTACACACTTTCTTCTAAAGCCCCCGCCGATTGATTGGTCGTATCTAGAAAAGCCGCTACTGACCCCAAGCATGTTGCCTTTGTTTTCCTTCAGATATTCAACATATTCGTCTACATCTTCGCCAAGGGTAATAGGCTTATCTTCAACTGAGTTGTTTAAACTAGAAGATAGTTCAAAAAAGGGAGTTTCACCTATGCTAATAAGAGTGTCAATTGTTTCATCGCCGGTAACATCAGAAATGCTTGATATTATTCTTTTGGCTCTGCGTCTTATGTCTCTAGCTATTTCTAATTTTTTTAGTTTGACGGCGTGCTGTCTTACGTTTTCAGGCCGAACATCAAAATTCGACAGGGCTTTAATATAGCCTTTAGGAACCCTATCTC